TCCAAACCGTTAACTTCTAACTCATTTTGAGTTTTTTCAGTTTCTTCTGCTTCTTCAGCTTCTTCAGCTTGCAAAGCGGCATCAACATCAGCTAGAACGCCACCGAGGAGAGTTTCAACCTCTTCATCAGTTAGACCTTCTAACAGTTCCTCATATGTACGAGACATGTGTCCCTCCTTTTTATCTTCTAACTCATCTTCAGTATCTGAATGAATGAGTTCCTGCGTGATACCAGTGTGAATGGTAGCACGGTCGCTTTCGTACTCTTCAGTCCCGTATGCGCTATGGAGCATAACATGTTCGATCAGCGCACCAGGATTGGCACCTTTGAGAACTAGACTTACTTCATAGATTTCACCATGAATCACGTCGTTACCGTTCTTTCGGATACCGCGAGCCCCGATAGACATAGCGTTTAAATCACCATGTTGTAGTAGGACTCTAGTGTCTTGAGCATGTTCAGTATCATTTAGATACCCATACCCATAAACACCCTGGTCACGATGCTGAAGTTTCATGTACCCCAACACATTTGAGGGACTGGAGTAATCATGTTGCCAAACGATAGGAACTTGAGCGCCATCACTTTGTAGAAATGCATCATGACGAATCGTGACGCCATCACTACATCGAATGTCGTTCTTAGTTACCCATCCAGCAAAATCAGCCTTCTTTTGCAACTAGAAAACCTCCATAAAAATTTTATACATCCAAGAGACGTCCGTACTCATCTACCGGATTTCCGTCCGCATCGACATACCCACCTTGGCCATCGTTGTAGATTTCAGGATACCCCTGGGTTGTACCATTAGGATCACCAATACCCATTAGGTCCATACCAGTAGAGATGTTCTTATTGAAGAGCATATCTGCGATACGACTTGGGTGAGGTGCTCGACCTAGCATTGCACGGATTTCATTCGAAGTAAATATTGCATTCCGAGCAAAGAGATCTGCCGCAGTGCCTAGTTGTTCAACTGGCAACATACGGAATGGGTCACGATAATACTGAATTACCTGACCTTGTGTTCTAGCAGTCTTGGTTAAGAACGTTCTGTTAATACCATCAACAATAGTCTGTAGAACAGGATCTACTGCCCGATGATAATAAAGATTAAGCTCTGCTTGTCCCGCAGTGCCGTCAAGAATCTTAGAAGAGATACCAACTTGGTTATAGTAGTCTTGTTGTAACTTACGTAAGTCATCAACAAGGTTGTTCATGATATTACCACCGGTATGAATGAATTTTTCATTCGCATCCAAAGTAGCAATACCGAACTGACTATTAGCTAGTTCTTCTTCGAGTTTCTTTTTACGGTCTTGCGCTAAAGCCTGCCTATGTTCGCTCTTAGTAGCATACGGTACTTGAATGAAACCATTCAAACGACCCGCCACAATCGCCTTGTCTTGAGAGTACATAAGATCCATCTTCTGCTCAATCAATCGTAGAGTAGCGTTCTGATCTTTAAGTAACCCGATCAAAGGAGACTCTAAGATAACCACAGATTGCTTAGATAAAGTTAGGTCTTGTTCTAAACCATTTTGATCATTATAGACCCTAACCCGAACAGCTCGAGGATACCATTGCATGATCTTACCTACTCGCATAGATAGGACGTCATAAGATCCTTCATCATTCGGTTTTGTAGTCGTATCAACGGGGACAATCGCTACAGTACCCTCTTCCAATAATGACCAGGCCAAATCGTAAATAAATGCACGACCAGTTTGGTCAATATTAGCAGACAGCGTTAAGCAATCGATCAAACCTGACTCTACAGGGGTTTGATTACCGTCTTCTTCGTTGATCTTTAAATGTTTAAAGTCGACCATTGCGACGTCAAGAGCGATCATAGAGATAATACTATTGACCAAATCTTGACGCTTGAAATTGTAACCACGAAGCGCACTTGTCGATCGTCCCCAACCAGAGCCGGAAACTAATGACTCATCATAGTCGAGCCCGTTGCGGGTTGACATGAATGCGTTCCATGATCCTAAGGGGTTATTTACCATCCTACAAGAATGCCTCCTTATTACGTTTATAGGCAACCCAAGCATCCATCAAAGCGGCAACGTTATCGATCTTTTCATTGCTTCGCATTTTGGAAAGTTTGTAGTTACCGTTATTGTCTTGAATTACAACAGCATTACCCATTGCGTATTTCATAAGTTCCTCGAAGAAAATAAGGTCGCGAGATGTCGCCATGTTCTTAATTTCACCTAGAGGAACAGACTCAGTTCTAACACCTTGTCGTACGACTTCGACACCAACGTCTCCGTTTTCCATAGTCCAACGATCAACAAACTCAGCAGCATTATATGGGTCGTATCCGAATGAGATAACCGACCATTCCATCTCGTCGATGTACCGCTCAACATCGTCATATACTTGTTCCCAGTCAAGATAGTTACCGGGTAGTATAATCAATGTTCCTTCAGCTTGAAGCTGATCGTACTTTTGTTGTGCCGCGGAATTAAGACGTAGGTATTTGACTTCTGAAACATATGACCTTGTTTGTACACCATATCTACCTCTACCAAGAGGTATAATCCAAGTGAACGCCCAGAAGTCATCACCTTGAGAAGCATCCATACCCATTGAAACTTCCATACGCCTGAAATTCTGCCTTCGATGAAGTTCAGTTTCTTCGAAAGTGAAGAAGTAGGTCGTACCTTCTACAGGTATCCCAAACCGCTTAGCCAGGATATCATTCCTGTTTGCAGGAGAGTGTTCGGCACGTCTAACGTCACGTTGATAAGCTTCATAAGAAACTGTAATACCAATGTTAGGACAAGCCTTCATCCACATGTCGGGATTCGCCACCTCTGCAAGATCGTCTAAACGATAATACCAGATAGAAGTATGAGGGTCATAGTACTGACCACGAAGGATATCAAGAAGCTCTTTCTTAATAGCATCCCCTACCGAGTCACGAACTGTACCTTCAGAGGATACCGCTAAGATAATGTAGTCATCAATACCGTCTTTAGAAGCAGATTGCTCCAAGGCACCGATAATATCCTCTTTGATATCACCAGAAAGCCACTCATCGACACTAGCATACTTAGCACGAGATCCTTGAAGTTTACTACGAGTCATAGGTTTAACTTGTAGTATGGAGTTTGTCAGTTTGTTAACAATACCGTCTTTTGTAACAGCAAGTTGAGCTTGTGACTTTTGAGTACGAGCCTTATTAGAGCCTTTAGTAAGAACTCTGAACAAAGGGAACCCTTCAGTCGAGCTGGCCGCTTTGGTTATAGCTGTAGCGAATGGGTATAACACCTCCTCTGCCTGAGCCATAGTAGGAGCGGTTGTTACTTGTTGTGTTGAATTCGTGTCGATTACCAAACCATAGGCATGGTGCAGGGTTGCGTATAGAGACTTGGCGTTACCACGAGCGACGATTAGATATTGTTTGTTTCTAAGTCTGCGCTTATGTTTAACTATTTTGAATTTTCCGGTCTGTGGGTCATAAACCTTCTCTTCTTTGATCTCAAACCAAGCTAGTAGGTCTTCTGCCCAAAGTCGGAAAGTAGGTAATAGGGTCAATGGTCGACCATCAACTAGGGTCATCTCATTCTCACAGAAGTCAATAAACCCTTGGATAGCGTCGCTATCGTAATAATAATTTGGGTTGGCGATATCCGCATCGATTCGGTTCATCTGCATCGAGACCTCGCGACATACAGGAATCTCACCGCGTATTACAGCGTCTCTAAATCTACCGTACTCGACAGGAACCGCAGTGTTGCTAAATACCACTATCTATTCCTTTTCCTTAAAGGTATTATTTACGTCTATTCTTAACGTCTTTAGCGTGTGCCGCGGCCATATCTTTAGCATGTTTACGACGTGCTTCAAGAATTTGAGCGACTTTTGTAGAAGCTTTTGCGTTACGCATATAAGCATCATGATATTTTTGTTCGGCTGGATCTGCGGTTTTACCGTTCATAACACCACTCTTGATCTTTTTGATGTTATCTTCCATATTCCGATCAATCGTTTGTTTATCACGCAATGCATCTTTAACATGCTCATCAATCGCTTTTTTATCAGCAGCATAAGCAAGATCTTCAGTAAGTGCTTCCGCAGCATCACCTATCATATTTTTACGCTTCTTCCACTTCATACCTTTCTTACCGTAGTGTTGAAGTAGATCTTCATTTGACGGTACGTATACACCGTTAATAATTTCACCCATCTTATTTATCTCCATTCATTTGATCTTTGGCTTGAGCTAAACGCAAATCTTTTGTCTTCCGAATACTCTCCGGAATATAAACGTCAACACCGTGAATATTAACAGATTGCGTGAAGTTCGTCATAGTAATAGGTACGTCTTTAAAGGCCTTAGCCCACTCCTGCCGTACTTTGAATTGTTCTATAGCTTTCTTGACAGCATCTTTGTTGCTCTTATCGATCTTTCGAGTTGCAACAGATGACGGTACTTTACTATAAACATCAATACCGGCAGAGATAGCCTTACCAATAAACTTAAGTCGAGCCTGTTGTTTCTTCTTAAGCGCTTCTGCTCGAGCTTTACCCGGAGCTTCTGCTAACTCTTTAAGTTTACGTTCAGACTCAATTCTAGCAATTTTGGCTTTTAAAGCTTTAGTCGATACTTTATCTCTATGACGATAAAGATTAATGACTTCTAGCTCTCGTTGATACTCATCAACTGGCATACTCTTTTTACGCTTCGAAACAGCCTTAGCAACCGCCGTTTGTTTGCTAGATTTACGACGTCTACTGCCTATACTACCGCGAACGGAACCAAAGATATGATGATACCACTTCTGTCCCTTTCGACCATAATGAAGTAGTACGTCATCGGATGTCTTTGTTGACATATTCTACCTCCCAACGAGCTCGAGTAAGATTTTCATCACGAGCTTCTTTTAGTGCCGTAAGGACCGATGCTTGTGGAGGGTCATAAGAAATCATGACACTTATACCGACAAACGTCTTAGCAAAAGACATGTTATCAAGCCGTCGTTTTATACCTTCATCTAGATCATCGATATGTCCATAGAAAAAGTCACTCCACGTAAGATCGGGATTAGTAACAACACTACAAGTATGTCCTATACCGTTTTGTACAAGAATACCTAAGGCAGTATCGATAGCCAAACCTATCTGAGTTTTTACAACTTTGTTGGACTCGGGATCGGAATCATGTAATACACCGACGAAGTTGAGAACGTCTTCATAGATTGTGTTCATTCATTTCATCCTTACCATAGTTTTGTATCACCCGGTTTACGCTCCACCCATTCTTGATACTCCTTCTGATCGTAGTGGATTCGTTTGTGGGTATAATCAGAGACCGTGATAAGTCCGTCAGGATCGAAACAATTCTCGGTCAGATTCTCAATGTCTTCTCTCGTTAAAGGATTCATATGATGGACGGTTATAACACCATCAACATAAAGCCCTCTTATCCCAAGGTCCTGTCCAAGATCTCGACGAATGATTTCGTTTCGACAGTTAAGCCAGGCTCTTGATTTATAGAAAGGGTTGGAGATGTCTCTCGGAGCCTCGTGCTGAATTCCACGAAGTCTAAGATACTCTAACCGTTCTGTATAAGATTCGAGTTTAGACATTTCTTTGTAGGACAATCTATTGCTCATAGAAAGTCCCCTCAATAACATCAGATGGTTTACCAGCATAACCTTGGAACGCTTTATGCGCTTCCTTGAAGTCAAGTTCAGCTTGTTGGTCACTACGAATCAAGTCGATACGTGCTTGCAATAGCTCTGCTTGCAGTTCAAGTTGTTTGCGCTCAAGACGAGCTTTAGGACTTGCTTGGTTTAACCAGTATACGATCTCCGAAGCCGAAGCAGTTCCTTCCTGAAGACGCTTTTCAGATAGCTCCATCGCAAGTGCCATCATTTGCATTTCACGCTGTTCAGGCGAACGTGCAGGTTTGTAGGCCCGTTGAGGAGTATCATAATTAGCAACTTCATTTGTCATAACTATTCAGCCTCTTTCTTAGTTTTAGTTTTTGTTAGATCAGGTTCAATGATGTACGGTTGGTTCATCACGTATCCGTCTTCTACTTTTACCCATTCAGATCCTACCTCAAGTACGATAAGGCGCTCACCAAACTCGGCTAAGCGAACCACGTTCTCTTCAGTCTGTTCAGGATGTTTACGAACAAAGACTCCGGCAGGAGCAACAACTTTATAAGTAGTTTTTGTAGCTGCCATGACACTTTTCCTTTCTTTAATAATCTTTTCGAGTTCTTCCTAACGGTTTTGGACTCGAATAGACCGACTTTAGTCGACTTCTAATCAAACCCCAGTCCTGTCTAGAATCTAATCCGCCAGCTTACGTGTAAAAGGAGCAAACGCACGTAGGTGGTGAAGCTCGGTTCAGTAAGTCGGCCTGTTAGAATCCAAAAACATTTTGGAAAAAATCGCAACGGGGGAATTTTTGACACCAGCGCCGATGCAAAGAAAGGGAGGGCTGTAATCAGACCCCCCGGGGGTATCAAATTTTTATATCATCTTCAGAGTCTTCGAGGAAAGTGAGGTCCTCCTCAAAGTCAGCGGGTTTAGGAACAAGCTTCAAGTTTCCAAAGATGTTTTGTTCCAGAATTGAAGAAACAGCAACTGACCAAGCATGTTCATAGTCTTCTATCGATGCAGAAGTGAGCATTGGCATTAGTGTTGCAATGTAAGACTCAAGATTGTAACCATGACTAATGTCCCACTCACGCCAAAGGTCATACTGAGTCCAAGGATCGAATGGATTGTCTTCGGTAGTTAACATGAGTAGTCTCCTTTCTTTATAGGATAGAGATAGGATTGGCTAGGTTGATAGGCCGTAGCTATACCTATTCCCTTTGCGGTAGGCACACAAGAACAGTAGGGTTTGAGAACCCACTAAACTATTCGTTCTTGATCTTCCCAATAGTTGTTGGACTGACCCCTAAAGTTTCAGCAACTTGAGAGATTGTGTAACCATTTGCAAGTAACGCCTTGGCTTTGTTCTTTCTAGCGTCAGTCATAACTTTGTTAGGACGTGGTGTAGCTAGTGTCTTAAGCTGGGCGTCATCCATAAAGGACACCAGTTCTTTTAGTAACGTACCCGATACAGCATTAGCTTGTACTGCATCCCATTCATCATCAGTGATTGTAACAGGGTTCCGTCCTGTACCAAGCTGGGCACGAGCCTTGTTCAGGGCTTGCTGCTTGATCCGTGAGATGTCATCCTTCTTCAAGACTTCGTCTTCAGATCGTCGAGCAATCTCAGCTTTACTTGATACTTCAGCCATACGTTGTGCTTGTCTCTCTTTGATACGATTAATCTTAACTTGATTAACTTTCTCTTTCATTGACAAGACTTCTGATGCATAGATCTTAGCAGCCTTAGGATCACGGGCTGGCATCCTGATATCCGCTGACTCAGCGTCTACCCGTTTCTTATATGCCTTTAATTCATTTACGTAGTCCGCATAATGATGCTCCGTTTTTGTAGCGTTAGGCCCTAAGAATATATTGGCATCGTCCACCATATTCACAAGATATGTTTCTTTTTTATTTCGCCATACCATTTTTGTTTTACCAGTGCTTGATTTTGGATCCGGCACTTCTACCTGGTACCCGTCAGTTATGACGGTTTGTTTATGGCGGGATATAATTGTGGAGGCCGATGTATATTTAGCATCCGGATTTAAATCTTTTTTAAGTGTATCTGGATCGACTACCCTATCAATTTTCCTAGTCTTAGGATTATATCTTTCCAGTTCACCGTATTTAATTCTATCGACGTGTGTCATATACCGCTTCATTAATGCATCGATACCGTTCTCTTCAGCAGACCGCTTATAATTAAGCTTATGTTTTTCTGCGTCGATTACGACCATTGAGTGTTTTACGGCACGCGCAATCTCACTCGTTGGTGCACCCTGCAATGTCATATCTGTAATGAGGTTAGAAACGACCCCCATTAAAGTTTGCTGGTATTTCTTTTCGATAGGCTTAAATGTTCCCGGCTTATCTTGATACATATTAGGATCAAAGTTAGCCAGCTCTTTTAAGCTGTTAGCTGTCTTAAACTTCCCTTTATTATTAGGAATAAGATATGCTGTATCCCCATCAAAGTCAGCCCCTGACATTTTAGCAGCGACCTTAGGGTGGATACCCACAGCATCAGGACTGTTCTTAGATATCATTTTACGAGCGACACTGTTATTATTTACAGTGAGCTCAGGCATTTCAAATCGACCCCCATGAGGATATCGAACAAGAACTACACGTTCCCCGTTTTTATAATTAGGAGCGTAGATTTCGTTCTCCTTCATATCAGGAACAGGTAAGATAACGTGCCCCTGAAATCCTTTAGGAGCTGCCGCTTTCATATGTACCTGCTTAGATTCCAGATCAGATGAAAATGAATCCAATAATTGTTTTCTAATTACTGGGTTGTTTACTTTCTGAATGCTATCATACTCATCATCGATTTGTTTTAGAGTAGCCTTCAAACGTTCATGAACAACAGTCGTAGGTTGTTTAGATAGGAATTGTGAGGATAATGTTTTAGACCAGCTAGCCCAATCACCTTCCTCATTTACAATATTGACAGACCCAATTTCCGGTACCTTATTACCATGTCTATCAGTAACCCCTTTTTTATATACAGGATTCCCTTTAGAATCGACAAGAACATTCTGACGTTTAACTGTAGCACCAAATGGGTTAGGTCCATCGATAGGTGCACCACCATCAGGGTTCTTTTTCAAAGGTTTTAATACATCTTGAGGCGCCTTATCTTTTGTTTTATTGGTATTGAATATAATATCAGTACCCTTTGGAATGTCTTTAAACATTTCCTCAGTACCATATAAAGCCATACCCTTAAGATAATGCGTATCACCTACAGCAATACGGACCTGTGCATAAGATGCTTTACCTAAATTAAGGTCTTTTACACCAGGGCGTAGGAACATAGCTCCATCCATTGTGGATCCGTCATCATTTGTACCATGACCACGCTGTCCTTCTGGGATTGCATAGCGAATATGTACACGATCCCAGCCAATAGACTTAGGACGCTCCATTTGTTGGAACATTTTACTGTCCCCATCGATAGCAAACTCCTCAACAGGACGGATTTTATCCATGTTTTTATAGATATCTTTCCGTTCAACCCCCGCTTTTGTCAATACTTTGACTGGAGTGGAGTTATTTTTGTCTGTAACCTGGGCAATTCGGAGGCTATGGACCTCATAATCACCAGATTCGACCAGTGCATTTAGTCCAGCTTTGAGTTTTTCCTTGGAAATACCCATCTGAACCTCGACTCCTTTACCCACATCCACGTATTTTGACCGTTTTACAGCGTCTTTTAACGAGTCTGCAACCGCTTCAGTCTGCACTCTTTGAGCTCGAGAGGACTTATTTGGGTTGTTCATTTCGTCAATATAGTTGCGAACAGTCTGCCCAGTAGTACCAATTTCCTTAGCAATATCGTCTATAATTTTGCCTTCGGCCTGCAATTTTGCAATCCGTTGCATATTATATTCCTTCAATTCCTCTTTGGCAATCGTCACTTTTGAGCGATAAGTTGTGGTTGAAAGCCCCATTTGTTTTGCAATTTCGTTGTCGGAAAGACCTCGTTTTTTGAGCTCATCCCGCTCTTCGATGAACTTATAGTTCTTCGGTAAATGCAATAATGGGTCCCAAGGATAACGACCAGAACGTCTTTTTACCCCATAATGTTTGAGGATAATTTCTCGTCCTTCATCAGAAAGTTGACTTAAATTGTCCATGATTTCGTCTTCATTTTCGAAGACATTTTCGAAATCCAATGCAAAACCCTCCTCAAAATAATAAAAATCGTGCATTTTACAGCACGTCATTTAAGGCCCCTAGCAGGCCCGTAGAGCGATTTTAGCACAAAGTGGAACTATTTACCGACTATATGCTTAAAACGCCGTAGAGCGCGAATATGAGCCTCTCAGGCCTATTCTAGCCATTTTGTTTCTAGAAATCTCGAAAAATCATAAAAATCACAACATTTTATCCTATTCCCAATTGGATATCGATATGAATTCTAAACCGCACACAATTTTAAATATGCAAGTTCAGACTCAAGTTAATAACTTTTTACATAACCTATTTTAACCGCTTAACAGCAAAATGTAACGTAGAAAATATGAAAAGGTCCATAAAATAAATATGGGTTGTTGTCGATTGGAAAACTATTGGACGAACCGCTCGACAAGAAATCATGAAAAAATGTAATGTAGGGAGTAAAAAATCTGCTTTTCGATTATGTATTATGAAGTTCAAAAATATATTTATAAGGAGGTAAATATTATGCCAGCACTAACCGACGCGAACCTCGCATATAAAATTATGTGCAGTTTGGAATTCATATAAAATATCCACTCCAAAATAAAAGGTTGTGATATATAACGTGATTTCCTAAAATCTCAAAATTTATAGAAATCTACAAAAATCCGAGAAAACCTCTAAAAACTTTAATAAATATGTTTTCCCCACAATCCCCACGTTTTTTTAGAAACTTTTTATATATATTGATTAAAAAACCTTATTTATTTAGGTAATTTTATAT